ACATCCAAGGCATCAACACCTAAGAAGAAGAGAGAACGTGCAAAGAAGACCCCTCAAATCAAGTCTGTGAAGATATCACGCTCTTTCCTTTGGGGAGCTATCAAATATGAACGCTATGAATAACCTGAAAATCTTCCTTTTGAAGAACTACGGTTCTATTAAAAACGCAGGTGATGAGCTGCGATTGAACGAGGCAACCGTTCGGAGTTGGTATGACTACCGACCGCGCAATATGATGAAGTACCTTCCAGAGATATCGAAGCAATGTGATGCAACCTTCGCGGAAATCATTAGAGAAGTCATGGAACGCGAGAGCAATTTGAACAACTGAGGAAATGGGGAGGGTGTTATTCCCTCCCTTTTTTTATCTTTCGCCAAATGAAACAGAAAACCAACGGAATTTGGATCCCCGAAGAGATTTGGGAACTCGAAGACCTCAACCCAATGCAACGAATCTTCCTTTCTAAAGTCCATGCGCTATCTCAAAAGGACGGCTCGTGTTGGGCAGGCGATGACTTCCTTGCTGAAGCGTTGAGGGTATCCCCGCAGTACGTGAGGAAGATGCGTCAAGCACTTTGCGAGAGCGAGTATCTGGAATGTCAGGGATATGGACACCAAAGGAAGATGACAATCAACCTCGATTTGAAAGAAGCAACTACAGTTGCAAGTAGAAAAACCAAGAAGCAACCACAGTTGCAAAAGAAGCAACCACAGTTGCAAGAGTTGCAACAGGAGGCGCAACTAAAAGCAACTACAGTTGCGCATAGTATAGACTATAGTAAAGAACAGAATATAGAACATACTATAGAAGGGATTTTGCTTCCTTTTGATTCTCAAGATTTCAAAGATTCTTGGATCATGTGGAAACAAGAACGCAAAGAACAAAAAAAGAAACCGTATACCTTGCGAGGAGAACAAGCACAACTTCACAGATTACAAAAACTATCAGACAATGACCAACGAACAGCCATCGACATCATTACCTATTCAATTGCCCAAGGATACCAGGGACTCTTCGCAGAGCGAGGAACTGCAAAGAAGGGAATACTTACAAGCCAAAGCGACAGAGATAAGCTTGAGGAGTATATCCGCACCGGGTCTATTTCAAGCCAATAACGAGCAAGCCTGGAAGGAGGGAACGAATATCCGAACAGCTCTCAGAGTCCAACCCGAAGCAACACGCGGGGCGGTGATCTCAATGGTGAAAAGCGTCTGCGATTTTGTAGAAGCAAAGAAGACTCTCCAAACTCTTACAGATTACGCGCTTTGTGCAGAGACTATCTTCGATATTTTCCCTACATTGAAGCTCGAAGAGTTCCGACTCATTTGCGACCGTATGAAAACGGGCTATTACGGCAAGTATTACGAGCGTTTGAAGATTCAGGAATTTCGAGAGTGTATTATCAAGCATGAAGAAGAACGGATCCCAATACTGGAGAGAATCAACAGCCACATCACACGCGGCAGCGATTCCGACCGTGTGGCATTTGAACCTCAATCGATGGCAGACCTCAGAAGAAAACGCGATCCACTAAACATACCCGGATTAAATGAGCCTAAGCAAAGCAAAGAAGAAACTTGATACCGTCTTCTCTCAGTTCATACGTCTTCGCGGATGCAATGACGAAGGATGGGGAAACTGCTGGACTTGTGGTAGTTTGAGACGTTGGCAAGATGTCGACTGCGGCCACTTCATAACACGGGCGAAGATGTCCACGCGATGGATGGAGACCAATTGCCAATTCCAATGTAAGCAATGCAACATGAACGGAGGGCAGCAATACGTATTTTCGAAGAAGCTCGACGAGTTTCACGGAGAAGGAACAGCGGAAGCAATCCTGATAGCAAGCAACCAGATACGCAAGTTCTCCGTCCATGAGTTAGAAGAGATGTATCAATATTATAAAAAACGAGTCGATGAGATTAAAGAGTCGCGAGGCATGGGATGAGTTCCTCACACGGAACTATTCGAAACTTCTTTTCACCGCCCGTAATTGGACGGCTGAACCTAGCGACCTTGTACATCACACGTATCTTCGATGTATAGACAAACGATTTCCCGACGAAGAAGATGAGAACCCTTTGGGGTATTTTATCCGAGCTATGTACAACGAAGCCACACGAGGACAATTCAAACAGATTTATCAAATAACAGATGCCATTCCCGAAGAGAAAGAAGTCGAAACAGATTGGACAAAAGCAATCCAACGAGAGCAGATGCAACTCATCGTCGACCGCCTCAGTTGGTTCGACAGGACAACCTTTGGACTATATCTGCAAGGGTGGAACATGGCTGACCTATCTCGACGGACTGGGATTGGAGAGTCAGTTCTTTATCGCTCAATACACGAATCTAAAAAAATCTTGAAAGATGTTTTTCGTAACCGGTCAAAAGAGGAATGACCGCCTCGCCATATGTAAGAGCTGCGAACACTTTGTAAAATCAACGAAGTCTTGCGGGCCATTATTGACGGAAGCCTTTACAGATTCAAAACTCTGTGGATGCCATATGCCGACAAAGACACGGCTCAAAGTAGCATCGTGCGAGCTTGGGAAATGGGAGGCCGAAATAACGTCCGAGGATATAAACGAGATCCAAACCTTTCTCAAGACAGAAAACCAATTCAGAACGAACGGCCAACTGGCGAAACTTTACGCCAAAGCCACAGGAACAAACCAACAGCCTTCAAGCTGTTCTTCATGTAATAGAAGGATGCTCGAAGAATTACAAAAACTAGTAAACAATGCCAATAGGTAACCCCAACGGAAAAGAGAATCAGTATCAATTTATGAATCGCTGCATGACGAGCGTAGTAGGAAACAGAGACTATCCTAACGAAGACCAACGCTGCGCGGTATGTGCTAAGATGTGGGCTGATTATATCATGACCAAAGAGCTATGAGCTACACCCAATCAGAACGGAAAGAGATAGCGGAGAACATCCGTGAGTTCTTAAAGCAAGAGAAGAAGGAAGAGTTTTTCTTCATGACAAGAGGCAGAGAAGAACACCTTGTAAAACGAGAAAACGACCTAACTTGGTACGATCGCGACAGGTTGGAGAATGTCGCACGAGATGTAGAAGGCCGGATAACACATTTTGAAGGATGAAGGTTCTTGAATTATTTGCCGGCAGCCGAAGCATTAGTAAAGCGGCTATTGCTCAAGGACACGAAACTTTTAGTCTTGATTTGAATCCATTTGAAGGAATCGATTATGTATGTGATATCCTCATGCTTGATATTAATCAAATACCGTGGCAACCTGACATGATTTGGGCATCGCCTCCATGTACTGGGTTTTCAGTCGCGGCAATTGGACACCATTGGACAGGAGGCAAAAGAGCTTACATTCCAAAAACAGACACAGCAAAATTAGGAATGCAACTTCTTAGAGAGACGCTTCACGTCATTGATTGGTTTGAGCCAAAGGTCTGGTTTATTGAGAACCCACGAGGGTTAATGAGAAAGATGCCGGAACTTGAAGGATACAATCGACATACTGTTACATATTGCCAGTACGGTGATACCCGTATGAAGCCGACAGATATTTGGACAAACTCCAAAACATGGAAACCGAGAGCAATGTGCAAGAACGGATCACCCTGCCATGAGGCAGCACCAAGGGGAAGTAGGACAGGAACGCAAGGACTCAAAGGAAACTTCGAAAGAAGTAAAATTCCGGAAGAGCTTTGTTCTGAGATTATAAACACCGCATCTTTATCAATATGAGAGCAGCACGCAAAGCGCTATTACACGCAAAGAACTTCCTTCTAATAACTGACAACTCGCAGGTGTTGCGTCTCCATGCCGGAGATGATCCCGCGTCTCTTTTACTTACAATGGCCGTACATAATGACGAATTCCGATACACCCTTGAAGCCGTCCTCAACCAAGCTAATGAAACTCTCGACGCTGAAAGCGAATCCGAAGAACCCCCGATTGATTAAAGACGACCGATTCCATAAACTCGTAAAGAGCATTGAGGAGTTTCCGGAGATGCTCGAAGCACGTCCAATTGTAGTCAACCCAGAGATGATTGTCATCGGAGGGAATATGCGATTCAAAGCGTGTAAAGCGGCAGGTCTAAAAGAAGCACCCGTGTACATGGCAACATGGGGAGAGACTAAAGACCGAGAGTTCATTATCAAGGACAACGTAAGCTCAGGAGAGAACGACATGGATATCATAGCAAACGAATGGGACGCGGCAGAGGTAAATCATTGGGGGTTGAATGTATGGGATCCACAAGAAGAGCCAGAAGAGAAAGAAGAGAAAGCAAAATGCGATTTATGCGGTAAGTAATGGAAGCGATAAAAGTGAACAATCCGAACACCCCTAAAAAGGAAGCAATGCTCGAAGCTCTTGAGAAGTCTTTGGGTATTGTATCAACCGCGTGCAAGATGGTAGACGTAGGAAGAACGTCTCACTACGAATGGATGAAGGCAGACCCCGACTATAAGAAAGCGGTGGACTCTATCCAAGACAGCGTCCTCGACTTTGCAGAATCGCACCTCTATAAACTCGTGAAGGAAGGCAACCCCGCAGCGACCATCTTCTTCCTCAAGACCAAAGGAAAGAAGCGAGGGTATATAGAACGGCAAGAGATAGAGGTAACCGAGAAGAAGCCTCTTTCGTGGCTCGATGAGTAAACTCGCTGCAACATATTATCACGTCAAGAAATCAAAGGCGAAGATCCAAGTCCATCAAGGGGGAAGTCGTAGCGGAAAGACATTCTCCATCCTTACGGCACTCATAGAGCTTTGCAATAAGAACACGGGGCTCGTGATTACCATATGCAGAAAGACCTTCCCTGCACTTCGAGCGACAGCGATGAGGGACTTCTTCGAGATACTCAACCGCGAAGGACTCTATAACCCCGACCACCACAACAAGAGCGAAGGAACGTACCGACTATGGGGTAACATGATAGAGTTCATTTCAGTCGATATGCCCGCCAAGGTCAGAGGTAGGAAGCGGGACATCCTCTTCATTAACGAAGCCAACGAGATAAACCTTGAAGACTGGCGACAGCTCCTCCTCAGAACAACGGGAAGAGTATTAATCGACTTCAACCCATCAGACGAATTTCATTGGATATATGAGCAAGTTATCCCAAGAGAAGATGCGGACTTCTTTCAAACAACGTACAAGGACAACCCGTTCCTTCCGCAAAGCGTGGTCATGGAGATCGAACGATTTAAAGACGTGGACGAGAACTTCTGGAGGGTCTACGGACTCGGAGAAAGAGGAATCGCCACATCGACCATCTTCACCCATTGGAAAGAAATAGACCAAATACCAAATGAATACAGACTCCTCAACATCGGGCTTGATTTCGGATATACGAACGACCCTACCGCAGTCGTCAGAATCTACACCGACGGGCACGGATTCGCCGTCGACGAAATCTGCTATGCGACGAGACTCACTAATTCAGATATCGCGAAAATGCTCCGAGATAATCAAGTCAATCGAACTGATGTTGTTATATGTGACTCCGCAGAACCCAAGAGCATCGACGAGATACATGCTCACGGATTCAATACTCACGGAGCAAGGAAAGGACGTGACTCAATTAGAAGCGGAATATCGTTCCTCCACTCTCGCCCGCTTGCGGTCACTTCTCGAAGCGTCAACCTCATCAGAGAGCTACGCAACTACAAGTGGAAAGAAGACAAGAACGGGAAGCAACTAAATGAACCCGTCGATTCTTTCAATCACGCGATAGATGCGATGAGGTACGGGATTACATGGAATCAAACGAACCCGAACTTTGGCTCCTATGCTATCGGATAAGGAAAAAAGTAAAGTTTTTCGTAAATTACGTCGAGGGAAAGGAAAAAAAGCCTTACATTTGTGTCAACAACAACGAAACAAACACACACAGCCATGAACGACCAAGCAATCTATAACGAACTAGCAAAAGAGAACGGAGCCTTTGGAATCACTTTAGCTTGCGGTAATGTCGCTTTGGAGTTCAACAGCAAGACGCGAGAAATTACAGGCCGTCGAATAGACGCAGTAGCGGCAAAGACGAAGACCCTAGCCACTGACTTAATGTTACTGAAAAAGACCTTTGCTTTTCAAACAACATACGCAGAAGCCTTGGAGCAGATTATGTCTGAGTACAACGAAAACACTATTTCATTTTGCCGATAGTGAATGAGCCTGAATGGTTTCAGCAGGTACTTGACCGCACCAACCAAACCGAATCCTTTCTTCTATCTTAACAGCCCCTCACGGGGCTTTTTTTTTGTCCTAACTTTCCAGACACGCAAACCCGCAAAATCTCCGTGAATTATCCGCAAACACGCACGATTCACGCAAACACGCATTTCTCACGCATTTTTCACGCATTCCCGTATCGTATGGGATTAGGTAAGGAAACCAATCAAATTAAGTTAGTATCATATGGAACTCAAGCTCCCTCATAGATGGTCAGACCTTTCACTCGGTGAACTCCAGGTGATGATGACCTCAGAGAATCCCCTCGAAAGAGTTTCTGCTTGCTCAGGTAAGTCTGTCGAACAACTGCGGAAGATGCCTCAGAAGCTCTTGGAAGCCGCAGGAGAGCACATCGACAACCTACTCACCCAAGAGACTGCCCGATTCGAGAAAGTCCTTACAATGGACGGTAAGCGATTGGGCTTTATCCCCGATTGGGACGCATTTACTGCGGGCGAGTGGATAGACCTTGAAACCTACCTCGAAGACTTCTGGAAGAACGCTCACAAAGTGATGTCGATTCTATACCGTGAGGTGACTTATGAGATTGGAGAGAGCTACGAGATACAGAAATACACAGCTAAAGAAGATGCATCGCTATTTGAGGAGATGCCTGCGGATTTGGTATCGGGTACGCTGCTTTTTTTTTGGACTACCAGAAACGAACTGCTGCATTCTATTCAGTCCTCTTTACTTCGGGTGGCGGAGGAAGCGACCCGGTTGGCGAAAAGTGGGGATGGTATCACATACTCTACACCCTCGCAGGAGAAAACGTCCTCAAGATGGACTCGATTACGTCGCTACCTGTCCAAGTTGTTTTTCAGCACCTCGCATATTTAAAAGACCGCGCCGCACATGATCACGTTCAATAACATCGTCGAGAGATTCGAAATCTTCGCAGAGAATCACTTCTTCATCAAGAGCTTCTCCTTCGGCTCTCCCGATGACGTAGACCTCTCTAAGTTCGAAGAGTTCCCGTTGATGCATCTCGTTTATACGGGGGCAACATATGACGCGGGAACAAAGACATACAACCTTGAAGTTTACATCCTCGACGTACCTAGCGACAAGAAAGGAAAGGTTATCCCACAAAAGGAAGCGATATCCGACGCGGAGCAATGCGCTGAAGATATCCTAGCCGACATTAGGATGGGCGGAAACATCTTCTTGTTCGCTCAAGATTACGAGGTTGTAAACGCTACCACGACACCGCTCGAAGAAGAGACGAAGAACGTACTCTCTGGAGTGCTTCTCGATTTGTCGGTGGCTATCCCTTACGAATGGGATGCTTGCAATGCTCCAATCGATGGAGTTGAACCGGGAGGGACGGAAGTCACCTATGCTCGACGCGGTATCCTTCGTATGCTCACCCTTGACGGCGCAACAGACGTTCAGTCCGTTCGCACTATCAAAGTCACCAATGGCACGTTAACCGATGACGGAGACGGCGTTGTTACATTGGACACGGGAGGCGTAGAGACGCTTGAAGAGTTGACCGATGTCACTATAACAAATGCGGCAAATGGTCAGGTGATTAAATACCTCAACGGGATTTGGATCAACGCTGCGGACGGAGGAGCTATCAGCCTGAACGATTTGACCGACGTTATTATTTCACAACCTGCATCGGGTGAGTTTTTCAGATACGACGGCGACGAATGGGTAAACGATACAGCGCAAAAGTCTGACGTTGGACTCGCTAACGTAGACAATACGAGCGATGCGAATAAGCCAGTAAGCACGGCCACACAGACGGCGTTGGATTTGAAGGCCGATATAACGTCTGTCCCGACGGAGTTGGACGATTTAAATGACGTGCAAATTATCGGCACACCAACACTTGGTCAGGCTTTGGTATATGGTGCGGGTAAGTGGTTACCGGGTGCAGCGGGTGCAACGGAATTAGGCGACTTAGACGACGTAAATACAACGGGCGCTGCATTTGGTTCGCTACTCACTTACAACGGTGCTTCGTGGGATATAAGCGCGTCCGAATTACCGGCGGATAGCATTTACTTCCATCAGCGGTATGAAACGGAATCCGAGGCGTTAAGGACGGGAGCGACGGCAACGGTCGAACTTTACTTCACTTGCACCGCACAGGGTAACGGACTTGCGGAGAGCGCAAGCAGCGACACGCCAACAGCGGGAAAGACTATCAACAGAAAGATTTACTATTCCGAGGCAGGTTTCGCCGATCCCGACACGGGTACTTGGGTTGAGTTCACACCTGCTCCTGCAGATGATGCGTCATTTGCTACGGTCAAGGCGGCACTACTTGAATACCTCAAAGCGAGGACGGGCGGAACTGTACCGATTAGCTTGAAGCAGACATGGCAGGAGATAGAACCTTCGACGTTCTTGCTTGACCAAGCGTATGCAAGCGGTGCGGCTGCTGCATATTCCACGCGTCAGCTACGTTTGGCACAGACCGACTGCATGACCATCCGACGGGCAAGCGACAGCACGACGACCACGATAGGCTTTGACGGTTCAGGCAACATAAACGAGAGCGCAATCACGACTTTCTGCACGGGTACGACTTGCGCGGTCAGTTCTTGGATTGACCAAAGCGGAAACGGGAACAATGCGACGCAAGCAATTTCATGGAAGCAGCCGACTATATACACGGGTGGAGCGTTGGTAAAGCAGGGCGGAAGATTTACTCTTGATTTTGATGGAAATGATTTTTTGAGAACGTCTAATGGAGTAGCGAATGACGAAAAACTGACGTTTTTTGGAGTACATAAACAAGACAGAACGAACGGGTACAACGTTACATTTTGCCTTCCTGCTAACGCCACAACACATGGATCACCTTATTTTAGGGTAAGTCAAGCAATCGATAATAACCCAGCAGGGGACGTTGATTATTACATTAACGGCTCGCCCAAAGCCAGCGGATTCGCTTATCCAACAATTCAAAGCGCGTTTAGTTTTAACACCTTTGCAGGCACTTCCTATTTAAGCGGAACGCAAGCGCTGAACACAACAGGCGCGTTGGTTACATATCCCACAAGCGTGCCTCTTATCATTGGAGCGAACGCAGGAGGCTCGGAACAGTTCAACGGTAATTTTCAGGAATTTATAACGTACTCGTCAGACAAATCCACAGACCGCACCGCCATCGAATCCAACATAGGCGACTACTTCACTCAAAACACGCCACTCCTCGACACGTATTCAGGTGCGGCGGCGGCGTACTCTTTGAGGCTTTTGGATTCGACGTATACGGGTTCAGCGATCCGAGTCCGTAGGTCGTCAGACAACACCGAGCAAGACATCGGATTCAACGTATTCGGTGAGTTGGACACGGTTTCTTTGACTGCCTTCGCAGGTACGGGAGATGCCTTCGTAAAGACTTGGTACGATCAAAGCGGAAACAGCAACGACGCGACGGCGGCTTTTACCAATCTAGAACCTAAAATCGTTTCAAGCGGTGCGGTGATAGTGGAGAACGGGAAACCTGCTATTGAGTTTGCGTCCAGCAGCAAGTACGTTAATATAACCGCAAGCATGAGTAATTTGCATTCCGCCTTTGTTGTTGGCAAACATGCCGCCGGTCGCCGTCAAATATATGGCTTTGGTAACGGTACGGCATATCTGAATTATGAAATTAGCTTTCGGTCGAATGATGCCACTTTTTCGTTTGTTGGAAATGGCTCAAGTTATAATGGTTATGCTAGTCCTCAAGGTGCCAATACGGACGTGCATTTATTGAGTAACATCTACAACCAAATAACTTATAAAACTTACGTTGACACAGTTGCGTCGGTAGATGTTTCAGAAACAAGCGCTTCTAGCGCGGCACTTAGTATAGGCGCAAGGGATTCTGGCACGATGTATCTCAGCGAATTTATTTTGTATGGTTCAGACGAATCCGCCAACCGCACGGGCATCGAAACCAACATCAACACCTTCTATAACACATTCTGATGAACGGCTATATCATAGTACTACCTGAAGGCGTTTTGTTAAGCGAGCAACGCGCGGAACGAATCAGCCGCGAACTTTACTGCGTAACCGCACCACTTGCAACACAAGAACCCTATCAACACGACGGGAAGGTATTCGGCATGGTGGAGCATCCTGACGGGGTTCAGTTCGCTTTACAAGTGGATACCGAATACAACATACCCGTGAGTCCATTGGCGACGCTAGAACGGCTTATATCGCTTATGACGGAACTCACTGAAATCGAAGTACGGCAGTTGTCCTCCTACGTTCTCAACTCGCAGTCGTTTCCGTTTGGGGCAATCGTTCCGAGTACAACGACGGTAAGGACACATGAAGAAATGGTGGAGCTGGGTTGGTTTCCTGAAGATACCGAATAATGAGCGAACTCAATAAAGTCCTTCTAGCGTTCTCCGATGATATCGTCAAGAGCGCAAAGCGTCATCTTGGTGGCCGGAAGATTGGAAAGAATAAGAACTACGGAGTCGCATCGGGTCAGCTCAGGCGATCCCTTTCCTACAAGATTCGAGTGCGTGGGAATGATATTCGAGAGGTCACCTTCGGAGCTAAAGGGAAGGCATCGAAATACGCTCCTTTCATCCATTTCGGAGTAAACGGAACTCAGAAGGATAGGAAGTCTCCCTTCACATACAGAAAGCAACCTCCGTCTTCTGTCTTTGTCAAGTGGATAAAGCAGAAAGGAATCAAGCTCAGAGATGAGAAGGGACGCTTTAAGAAACAAAGCGAGAGCAACATCAAATCCGCAGCGTTTTTAATAGCTCGTTCGGTCAAGAAGCGCGGGATTGTAGGGCTTCGGTTCTATGAGAAAGCCTATGCCGCGGTGTCGAAGCGATACGAAGCCAAATTCGGAGCTGCCGTCGCTGAAGATATAGCGGGCAAATTGAAAGCAACACTCGGAAACATAACTATCAAGAACTAATGGCAACAATTGACGCAGGCCCAACGCCGGGATGGTTACCGTCCGGCCAAAAACTACTCTTTACACTCACCCCAGACGAGCCGGTTGATGATGCTTATCGGTATATCGTACAAGTAGAGGAGAATGGAACGATTATCTCCAAAATTTACTTGACTCCAAACCCGGCGGACAACGCTTTTTTCGATTTATCGCAAGTACTCACGGGACGGCTTGAAGTGGATTCTTTGAAGTACAACACGACCGCAACGATTCACTCTCTAAATAACCGAATGTTTACTCGTTCGAATGACAATATCAAGAGATATCGAGTAAAGGTTGGATTCTTTGACGGAAGCACGGAATCACTTGCTGAAGATACGTCCTCATATTATTATTTATTTGACGGATACGAGCAACTCTCGCAAGGGTTGTTCCCGTCCTTTGCGGATTATTATGGAACAGCATCCACAAAGAAAGTCTGGCTGAGTGATCGCGAACCCTCGAACAACGTAATCGAAGTAACTGCAGGGATTGAAGATGACGGAGTTGTCGCGTTTATTAATAGCGACGACACCGGGTCACTTATTACGAGGCTTGTGATAAACACCTACGACACCGCAGGAAGCCTGGACGATACAATTATTTACACCGTAAACGGAACGAACGGAGGACTTGTGCCAACTACCACATGGAGCGATTCAACCAACGATGCTAGTCTTTTGTATGCATATGTATATCCTGCGTCTTTGAGTGCAATTACAACGGCTCTAAATGCGGTCACAGGGGGGTGGGGTCATTATGACGTAATACCTGAAACGGCAACGGCACAAACGGGGAACATTCTGCGCATCCGTAACAAATGCAGGAACACAAAAAACAATCCGGTGCAGTTGGGTTGGGCGAATACACGGGGCGGATGGGATTACCTTCGATTTGATGGTCGTAAGCTCAAGACAGTAACCCGCGAAGAGAAGACCTACCGAAAGATAGTCGGAGATTATAACGCATCTCAATTTGCCTTGGCTCCAAGCGCCCGACAAATCAAGCCGTATCAACTCGAAGCGAAAGAAAGCTTTCAATTCAATGGCATTTTAACTCTTGAGGAGGTGAACTTGATGCAATACTGCATGAGGTCCAAGAATGTCATGGCTCGCATTGATGGAACTTGGTCTCCCGTGACCATTCAAACGAACTCGATGGCAATCGAAGAGGACACCATTTCGA